TAGGCGTAGATGATTTTAAATCGAAACTCAGAGGGGGCGGTGCTCGTCCTAATCTGTTTAAAGCGACTGTCAACTTTCCAGGCTATGCGGGTGGAGATGTAGAACTTACATCCTTCCTTTGTAAGTCTGCTCAGTTGCCTTCGTCCATAATGAACGTAATGGAAGTTCCTTTTCGTGGTAGACAGTTAAAGATTGCGGGTGACCGTACTTTTGAACCATGGACAGTAACTATTCTTAATGATACTGATTTCTCAATCCGTAACTCTATGGAGAGATGGATGAATGGTATCAATGCCCACCAAGCTAATACTGGTCTAAGTAATCCTATTGATTACCAAGCAGACCTAGTTATCGAGCAGTTGGACAGGAATGGTGATACTCTCAAGACGTATAACTTCCGTGGTTGTTTCCCAACAAACGTTAGTGCGATTGACGTAAGTTACGAAACTGTAGATACTATCGAAGAATTTACAGTTGAGTTCCAAGTTCAATACTGGGAATCCGACACCACTAGTTAATCTAGTTATATATAAGGGGGTAGGGAATAATCCTTACCCCTTTATTATGAGGAATATAAATGGCAGAACAAGACAATAGTATTCTTAAACTTTTCGGTTTCGAAATCAAGAGACAAGAAAAAGCAGAAAAGGATAAAGAAAAATTAAAGTCAATTGTCGCTCCCACCGATGATGATGGTGCGGGGTACGTTACTGCGTCTGGGTCTCACTATGGTCAATACATTGACATGGAAGGGAGTCAAGCGAAGGACAACCAACAATTAATTATGAAATATCGTGGTGTTGCAACACACCCCGAAGTAGATGCCGCAGTCGAAGATATCGTTAATGAATCAATCGTTGGTTCAGAGATGAATATTTCTTGCGAACTTAATCTGGATAATGTAGAAGTACCAGACAACATCAAAAAAATGATGACCGAAGAATTCAACAAAGTATATAGTATGTTGAAATTCACTGATTTAGGTCACGACATATTCCGTTCATTCTATATTGATGGTAGAATATATCACCATCTTGTAGTAGATGAATCCCGAATTAAAGAAGGTATTCAAGAGATTAGAACTATTGATGCCGCAAAGATACGTAAAGTAAAAGAAGTAAAACATGAGAAAGACCCTATCACGGGTGCGAAGGTAGTAAAAGAAGTAAAAGAATTCTATATCTTCCAAGAGAAAGCAGGAACTAATCAAGGTGTAAGACTTTCTCCAGACAGTGTTTCATACGTATCAAGTGGTCTATTAGACCCAAGTAAAAAACAGGTTGTGTCCTATTTACATAAGGCATTAAAACCTATTAACCAATTAAGAATGATGGAAGATTCTCTTGTAATCTACCGTCTTGCACGTGCTCCCGAACGTAGAATATTCTATATCGATGTGGGTAACATGCCACGTAATAAATCTGAAGCGTACATGCAAGGTATCATGTCTCGTTACAGAAACAAGATTGTATATGACTCAAGTACTGGTCAACTTAAAGATGACCGTAAACACATGTCTATGTTGGAAGACTTCTGGTTACCACGTAGAGAAGGTGGTAGAGGAACTGAAATCTCTACACTGCCTGGCGGTGAGAACCTTGGTCAGATAGATGATATCTTGTACTTCCAGAAAAGATTATATCGTTCATTGAACGTACCAGTCAACCGTCTGGAACAAGAAGCACAGTTTACACTAGGTAGGTCAACCGAAATTTCTAGGGATGAAGTTAAGTTCCAGAAGTTTATTGACCGTCTACGTAAACGTTTCTCAATGTTGTTTATTGGTATTCTAAAGAAACAACTTATACTTAAAGGTGTTATTACTGAGAATGATTGGGAAGAGTGGAAGAGTCAGATTACTGTTGACTTCCAAAGAGACAACCACTTTACTGAGTTGAAGGATGCGGAACTGTTACAGAACAGACTACAGACCCTTGACCAAGTATCTCAGTATGTGGGTGAGTATTTCTCACGTGAGTGGGCAATGAAGAACGTAATGATGATGTCTGACGAAGACATTGAAGAAATGAAAAAACAAGTCGAAGGTGAGAACGCAACCGTAGACGAAGATGAGGAAATAGAATGAGTGAAGTAGAAAATCAAGAAGTTGAAGCACCAAGTGCTGTAAATGAACTAATTAATCAAATTACTAGTGGTGACTTGAATAATGCAGAAGGTTCTTTTAAGAGTATTGTGCAAGATAAAATGGCAGATGCACTAGAAGCACAACGCATTGCAACTGCACAAGCAATCTTTAACGATGCAGATGATGATGTTGAAATAGATGAAACAGACATTGAAACAGAAGAAGAAGTTGAAGAAACTGACGAAACAGAAGAAGAATCTGAAGAAATCATAGCAGAATTGGACGATGATGAAGTAGAAACTGCATAATAATGCATTCTCAAAATCATTGTTTGTATAAATAATACTATGAAATCTTATAAAGAAATTCTTTCAGAATTAAACGAAGCAAAGAAACCCAAGGGTGAAACTGTCTTCAACAAAAAGATTAATAGAGTCCCAGTCCTTATTGTTAAGGAAAAGGGGACTAACCCGTTTGTGGTATATATTGATGGGGACAAATTAGACTCCTTCAAATCACAAAAGGACGCAGAAAAGTCTGCAATAAAAGTAATAAAGGAATTAACATGAAGTTAATTACAGAATTCACTGATAATGATTCTCTATCTTGTTTGGTAGAGAAGAAAGAAAATGGTGAAAAGAGTTATGTTATTGAAGGCATTTTCGCACAAACAGATAAAAAGAACAGAAATGGTCGTGTCTACCCTAAACCTATTATGGAAAGAGCGGTAGCAAAATATGACCAAGAACAAATTTCTAAGAAACGTTCGGTTGGGGAATTAAATCACCCCGAAGGGCCGACAGTTAACTTAGACAAAGTTTCACATCTCATCACCTCTCTCAAGTTTGAGGGAAATGATGTGGTTGGAAAGGCACAAATATTGGATACTCCGATGGGTAAGATTGTAAAAGGTCTACTTGATGGTGGTGTACAACTAGGTGTGTCAACTCGTGGTATGGGTAGCCTTGAGACAAGAAACGGTGCCATGGTCGTTAAAGACGACTTTATTCTTAGTACGGTTGACATCGTACAAGACCCTAGCGCTCCTGAAGCTTTCGTTAATGGTATAATGGAAGGAGTAGACTGGGTTTGGAATAACGGTGTTTTGTGTCCTCAAGTCATTGAAAAAATGGAGACTGAAATTAAAACCGCTCCGAAAACTGTCTTGTATGAGACAAGTGTTCGAGAGTACAAAAATTTCCTCTCGTTAATTAAATCTAAAATATAGGAGTCAATTATGACTGAAGAAACCAAAGTCGGAGTTGAACTTCACGATGAAGATATTAACGACATTGTGGAAGATACTCTCGAAGAAGGAAGCGCCCCTGCTCCTAAAGGGAAACCTGATGCAAATGCAACTGACGAAGAAGAGTCAATCGCATCTGTAGACAAAGCAGCAGACGCAACCAAAGCAAAACAAGCTCCTGCACCAAAGACCAAAGCGGGCATGATTAATGCAATGTCTATGAAATTGCAAAGTATGAAGAAGGCAGATATTCAAGCCGCATACTTTAAAGATTCAGTAGATATGGATAATGTGGATGCAATCGTGGAAACACAGATTGATACATCTGCTGAATTAGACGCACTAGTCGAGTCTGAAGCAACACTCAGTGATGAGTTTAAAGCTAAAACCGCAGTAATCTTTGAAGCAGCCGTGAAATCAAAACTATCAGAAGAAGTTGATAGAATTGAAGCACAGTACAAGGAAGAGTTGGCAGAAGAAATTTCTTCTACTAAATCAGAACTTGTAGAGAAAGTAGACAGCTACCTAAATTATGTAGTTGAATCTTGGATGGAAGAAAATCAAGTTGCAATCCAGAGCGGACTCCGCACTGAAATTGCCGAGACTTTCATGGACAAAATGAAAGACCTCTTTACAGAGTCTTACATTGAAGTTCCCGCCTCTAAGGTTGACCTAGTTGATGAACTTGCTGAATCAGTAGAAGAACTTGAGACACGTCTCAACGAAACTACTCAGAAAGTTATAGACACAAGCGAGGAACTGGAAGTATACAAGCGTGAAACGATTATTCGTGAAGCGTCACGTGACCTTGCAGAAACTCAAGTAGAAAAATTGAAATCACTCGTTGAAGGTTTAGATTTTGAAGACGAAGTACAATTCGCCTCTAAAGTAAAAACTGTCAAAGAGTCATATTTCACAAAAGAAATCACTGGTAGTGACGAAGTAGAAACTGTTCAAGAAGATGCAGACGTAACAACTGACGTATCATCTGTAATGGAATCTTACATCAACACTATCCGTAAAAACGCATCTAAATCATAAAGGAAATATAAAATGCAATCTTACGATACTTTAATCGAAAAGTGGGCTCCCGTTCTAAACGAAGAGTCTGCTGGAGTTATCTCCGACCCCCACAGACGTGCCGTTACTGCTGCTATTCTGGAAAACCAAGAGAAGGCAATCGCTGAAGAGCGTTCTGCATCTCGTGGATTCATGACAGAAAACGCTGCATCTGGCGCTAACAACACTGGTTCAGTTAACAACTTTGACCCAGTATTAATCTCACTAGTACGTAGAGCAATGCCTAACCTCATCGCTTATGACGTATGTGGTGTACAACCTATGAACGGCCCTACTGGTCTTATCTTCGCAATGAAGAGCAGATACCAAGGTGGAGCAACTGGTAACCGTGAAGCATTATTCAACGAAGCTGAAACTCAGTTTTCTGGTGATTCTTCTGGTACTCACGATTCAGATAACTCTTCTGGTTGGAACGGTGTTGACTCTGAAGGCGCTCGTTTAACTAGTCTTGCTGCTGCAGGAATGCCAACTGAAGACGCAGAAGCACTTGGACGTACTGGCGGTTCATCTTTCAACGAAATGGGTTTCACCATTGAAAGACAAACTGTTACTGCTAAGTCACGTGCTCTTAAAGCTGAATACACACTAGAACTTGCACAAGACCTTAAAGCGATTCATGGTCTTGACGCTGAAACAGAACTTGCTAACATTCTTTCTACTGAAATCCTTGCGGAAATCAACAGAGAAGTTATCCGTACTGTAAACAGTCAAGCAAAAACTGGTGCTCAACAAGCTAACGTAACTGCTAAAGGTATCTTTAACATGTCATCTGATGCAGATGGTCGTTGGAGTGCTGAGAAGTTCAAAGGTCTTGGTGTACAAATTGACCGTGAAGCAAACGTAATTGCAAAAGAAACAAGACGTGGAAAAGGTAACGTAGTTATCTGTTCTTCAGATGTTGCTACTGCACTTGCTGCTGCGGGTACTTTGGACTATAGTCCTGCTATCTCGAACAACCTACAGGTTGACGATACTGGTAACACATTTGCTGGTGTATTAAACGGACGTATCCGTGTATACATCGACCCTTATGCTAACACTGATTATATCACTGTTGGTTATAAAGGACAGAACCCATATGACAGTGGTGTATTCTACTGCCCATACGTTCCGTTGCAAATGGTTAAAGCAGTTGGTGAAGATGACTTCCAACCACGTATCGGGTTTAAAACTCGTTACGGTATGGCTTCAAACCCATTCGTTGGAACTACTGTCACTGACGGTCTTGCTACTGTTAAGACTAACCAGTACTACAGAATTTTCAAGGTTACAAACATCTTGACATAAGTCTGTAATAAGAAGAGTGAGGTTAACTCACCATTCTTTAAGGGTCTCTTCGGAGACCCTTTTTTTTATCCGAAGAACTCCCAGTTATTTTTATAACAAGTATACTTACCTTCCCTCTTCAATGCAATGCGAATATTCATTGCATCACCAGTTACCTCTCTTGGTATAATATACCAATCATCTTGTGGGATATTATGCACAGCAAAGAAGTCTACTGAACCTGTCGGATAGGGATACTTACCCTGTTTGCCTGACTTGACCGCATTAGTGCCCTTACATATATTGACATTACCGTCACCTTTGATAGATGACTTAACTTGGATTTTGAGTAGTCTACCATTAACATCTACAACTAAGTCATAGTCTGTAGTTCCGTTTGGTTGACTCACCATATATGAATGTTCCACGAAACACTTAGTAGCAAATATCTGTTCAGATACTTCACCTTGCCTAACTGTATTCTTTTTCATCCGAAGAAATCTTCTAGGGTAGGTGGGGTAGGTGTGTCATAGTTTAACAACAAGAGTTCTTTCCTGTTGTGTTCATCTTCTCTATACTTCTTACTACTATGCATTGTATAAGTCAAATCCCATATACGTTGTTCCCAACCAGTATATGCATTACGTAATGTCTCGTTAGAGTTGTACGTAATCATTACCATATTCTTAGAGTTGTCGGTAACTGTATGAAAGTCTTTGTGGTCAAAGGTATCATGCATGTCACCCTTGTTACCATAGATAAATGATTTGATATCATATGGTGGGTCTGCGAATACAAATGCATCTGGGTTATCATCAAACATGACACTATAGTCATCATTGGTGATTCTCCAGTTCTTCATCAAATGACCAAACTTTGGTAGTTTTGCAATCAGTCTATGATTAAACAAATCCTTAACTGCATCCTTACTGAATGAACCTGTTGATTCCCCTAGTCCAGAGAAAGAACATCTATTCATTATATAGAATCTCCACGCAATCTCGAACTCATTCTCTGGGTTCTTTAGACCTTCTCGCATGACATGATAATAGTCTAGATGTGCTTTAAGAGGGTCAGAGGACTCCGATAGTTCAGTTTTGACACTGTGTAGTTTATCTGCAAGTCTCTGACCCTCCTTCTGTACAGTCAACCAGAAACAGTACAAATTGTAGTACTTGTCGTTGACCCATACAGGCACATTAGGATGTTTCTTGGTGAATGCGAACGCACACGAACCACCCCCAAGGAAGGGTTCACGGTACTCTTTAATAGAGTCCATAGGCATATTCTCGTCACTGAATAAAAAGTCAGTTGCACGAGTCTTTCCGCCTGGATATCTTAGTGGTGATTTTAAATCTCTCATGTTGTATATAGTACACTAGTACGCAACAAAAGTCAAGGTAAAAATAAATTAAAATAAAGCTTGACAAACCATGCTGTTGTTGTTATAATAAGTGTATAAAATAGAGAAAGGAAAGAAAATATGACAAAATTCAATAAAGAAGACTTCACTTGGGACGGTATGTATCTCATGTATAGGGGTAAACATACTAAGAGTGTGAACATGGAGGTCGCAAGACCAAACTGTCACCCATCTTGGGTTGGTCTACCAAAACCAGAGTTTATCGCAAGGTTCAAGTATGGTTACAAACCTTGGAAGGCATGGGTCAACTTCTTAGTCAAGAACGTTACTGTTGAACAGTACCTTGCATTGTCTGAAGAGATTCACCCTGCACCCGCAATGAGAGAGTTAGGTTACGGAGGAAGAACTTAATGAACGAATACTGGAAAGAAATTACGGATTGGGGAGACTTGGGATATAGAGTTCCAAGTCATACCTATATTGTAAACAAGTACACTCAACTGGTGGGATACATCAAAGAGGGTACTACTGAAGAGATTATCTTCAAATCACCCATGAAACAGTTCTCTAAGAGTAGGAGAAAGTTCAAAAAATTATGAGAAAACACTTGACAAAGTGTGTTCTTGTTGTTATAATAAGTATATA